AAGCCATAACTAAAACACGTGCTAATTGGTTTCAACCAGCAGGTACAGCACATGGTATATTCAATGGCAGTAATACTGGCAGATTAATGAATGATTTTGTTGCTTACAGTAAAAGTGCAGATTCAGAAATAAAAAACAACATAAGATTACTAAGAGATAGATCAAGAGATTTAGCAAAAAATAATGCTTACGCAAGACGTTATATAAAAACATATACAGATAATGTTATTGGTCCTAATGGGGTACAACTACAAGCACGTGCTAAAGACCCAAATGGACAAATAGATACATTTGCAAACAACGTTATAGAAAATGCATTTAAAATGTGGGGTGCAGAATGTAGTGCAGACGGAAAATTAACATGGGTAGATGCACAAAGATTATTTGCAGAAACATACGCAAGAGATGGTGAAGTTTTAGTTAGAGTTATACCAAACTTTAATAATCAATATAAATTTGCAATAGAATTTATAGAAGCAGATTTTTTAGATGAAGAATTAAATAGACCTGCAAGAAATAATGAAAACGAAATTAGAATGGGAATTGAAATAGATAAATTTGGTAAACCCTTAGTTTATCATTTATTAAAAAGTCACCCATACGATAATGATTTTGTTAACGCAAGTTATTCAAGGGAATATAATAGTGTACCTGCTAAAGAAATAATACATTTCTATCACCAAGAAAGACCACACCAAAAAAGAGGTGTACCACCTTTAAGTAGTGCAATGCGAGATTTAAAAATGTTAGATGGTTATATGGAAGCTGAATTAGTTGCCGCAAGAGTTAGTGCAAGTAAAATGGGTTTCTTTAAAAGTGGTGATGGACAAGGTTACTTAGGTGACGACAGTATAGATACAAACAACGTTGTTATGAACGCACAACCTGGCACATTTGAACAGTTGCCTACTGGCGTAAGTTTTGAAGCATTTGACCCACAACATCCTACAACTGCATTTAGAGATTTTAGCAAAGGTGTATTACGTGCTGTAGCAAGTAGTTTAAGCATAAGTTACAACACACTTGCTAATGATTTAGAAGGTGTAAATTATAGTAGTTTAAGACAAGGTGCATTAGAAGAAAGAGATCATTATAAATGTGAACAGTCTAGAATAATAAAAGGTTTTCACGATAAGGTTTATAAAGAATGGTTAAAAATGAATTTATTAACTGATAACTTGCAAAACTTACCTGCATCTAAATTTAACAAATTTGCAATAGTACAATGGCGACCTAGAGGGTGGCAATGGGTAGACCCTAAAAAAGAAATAGATGCCTTAAAAATAGGTGTAGAAAATGGTTTTTTAAGTATGCAAGATGTACAAGCTAGTTATGGTAGGGATGTAGAAGATGTATTTCAACAAATAAAAGTAGAAAAAGAACTAGCAGAACAGTATGGAATACAAACACAATTTGAACCATTTGGTCCAAAAGATAAAATACCTTTAGGGACTGGAACAGAAGAAGAGGATTAGATATAAGTAGTTATGGATTTAGAAAAACGACACATACACAAAATAACAGAAGATGAAGATAGTTATACTATTAAATTTGGAAAACATATGCCTGACGTTAAAATGGATGAAGAAGAAAAAATAAAAGATGATATTTTAGTTAAAGCAGACGAAGATTGTCCTACTTGCGAACAAGGTGATTGTATTTGTGAAGTAGAGGAAGTTGTAACAGAAGAAAAAAATTCAGATGTTGGTTTAGAAACTAAAGAAATACCATTAACTGAAAAGTTAGAACGTACCTTTCATTTAAAAGCAAAAAATATAGATAAAAAAAACAGAACTGTTAAATTAGCTTTTAGTAGTGAAGAACCTTATCCTAGAGATTTTGGTTTAGAAGTTTTATCACACAAAAGAGAAGATGTAGATTTAAGTTTCTTTGAAAGTGGACAAGCACCTTTATTGCTAGACCATGATGCAACGAAACAAATAGGGGTTATCGAAAAAGCTGAAATTAGCGAGAACGACAAGGTTGGTCGTGCTATCGTTAGATTTGGAAAATCACAACTAGCTGATGAGGTATTTCGTGACGTTGTAGATGGCATTAGAAAAAATATTAGTGTTGGCTACGAAATAACAAAAATGACTAAAAATAAATACGATGAAGATGAGGACTATGGAAGGTCTGATTATGTACGTGTTAATTGGAAGGCATTTGAAATATCTAGTGTGAGCATACCTGCAGATACAACTGTTGGTGTTGGTCGTTCTAGAAACAATAACAATAACAATCAAACAAAGGAGAATAACGTTATGAGTGATATAAAAATTACTAGTAATGAAGTAGAAGCACCTAAAGTTGATGTTAAAGCAATAACTGAAGAAGCTAGAAAAGACGAAATGTCAAGAATTAGAGAAATCGAAGCATTAGGTGGTTCACATAATGTAAGAGATAAATCTAATGAGGCAATTAAAAATGGACTTTCTATAGCTGAATTTAGAGGTGTTGTTTTAGATCACATTGGTACTTCAAAACCATTGACAACTGACAATGAAGTTGGTCTGTCGAAAAAAGATAACCAAGACTACAGCATAGCTAGAGCTATTAAAGCAATGGCTAGCAATGATTGGTCAAATGCAGGACTTGAAAAAGAAGCAAGTGATGAGATTGCAAGAAGCTCAGGCAAATCGCCTAGAGGTTTTTTTGTACCTTCAGACCTTAGATGGCAACAAAGAGATTTGATTGCAGGACAAGCAGGTGATGGTGGAAATCTTGTTGCAACTGATTTTCAAGCAGGTTCTTTTATTGAAGCATTAAGAAATAAAATGGTAGTTAAACAAGCAGGTGCATTAGTGCTATCTGGTCTAGTAGGACCCGTAGCTATTCCTGCCCAAAACGCAGTAACAACTGGGTCATGGGTTGCAGAAAATGCCGCTGTTAGTGAAGTAAACACAACTTACAGACAAGTCACAATGAGTGCTAAAACTGTAGGTGCATTTACTGATCTATCAAGACACCTTATGCATCAATCAACACCAAACATTGAAACAATTATTAGAAACGATATTATTAAAACTCTTTCTAATGAAGTTGACGCAAAAGCAATTCAAGGTACTGGAACTTCTAATACTCCAACAGGAATACTTAATACTTCTGGTATTGGTTCTGTTGCAGGTGGAACGAATGGTCTTGCAGTTACTTATGCTAACGTTGTAAACACTTGGGCAGAAGTTGCTAAAGACAATGCTGATATAGGTTCATTAGCTTGGATTACTTCACCAACACAAGTTGCACGTAACATTGTAAAACCTAAAGTAGCATCTACTGATTCAAACATGATTCAGAATACATTTGATGAACTATTAGGTTACAAAGTATACAGCACGTCTAACTCACCAGATACCCTAACTAAAGGTACTGCATCTGGTAATTGTTCTTCATTATTATTTGGTAACTTCAATGACCTAATCATAGGTGAATGGGGTAACTTAGATATTGCTGTAGACCCTTATACTGGTTCTTCTAAAGGAACAGTAAGAGTTGTTGGTTTATATGACGTTGATATTGCAGTAAGACATGCAGAATCATTCGCCGCAATCAAAGACTTAATCGCATAATTAGTTTACTAAATATGTAAAATTAAAGGGGGGTTAATTGCCCCCCTTTTAGTTAGGAAACAAAATGAAAGTTAAAATATTAAGAGATACATCTGTTAAAGGTGAACACGTAATAGCAAATTCTATAATTACTGTAGATGAAAATGATTATCATTCATTAATAGGTATGGGTAAAGCTGTACCAGTAGATGAAAATTCAGTTACAGAAAAAGTAAAAACTAAAGTTAAGAAAGTAATGACTAGGTGAATTGGTATTTAATTGCTTCTGTCTTATTCTTTAATGCAGAACAATATGCTAACACTACATATACTAAATATGTATTTAAAAATGAAACAGAGTGTTTAAAATATACATTGAATAATTACATAGAAATTACTGAAAATTTATTAACAAATTACAAACTAGAAATTAAACATGTTAAATATAAGTGCCAAGCCCTTAATCAAATCTAGAGTAATAAAATATTCTAAAGTACACGTAACATGGTTAGATATTATTTCACATAGTGAGTGGAAAGACGCAAAAGAATTAGAAAAATTAGAGCCTACTCAATGTCATAATAGGGGTTATTTATTTAGCCAAGATAAATATAAAACAATACTTTTTGCAAGTTGCACATTTGACGAAGATGGTGCAATAGATTATTTTGGTGATATAACAATAATTCCAACATTTAATGTTTTAAAAATGGTTAAAGAAAAATGAGTGTAGAAACAGATAATGAACGATCAATATTTTTTGATACTAACGACTTTGGTGTTAGTGCTACTTATACACCATCTGGAGGTACTGCATCTACTATAAGTGGTTTATTTGACAACGAAGCAGAAGATATTGCTACTGGTGGTGATATTGATTTAGTTTTTACTATACCTATATTTACCTGCAAAACATCTGATGTTGCTTCTGCCGCCTTCGGTGATGCATTAGTTGTTAATAGTACCACATACGCAGTTAGAAAAGTAGAAGCAGATGCACAAGGTGTAACTAGATTAACGTTAGAAGAATAATGGCACATATAAGAAAAACAATTAGAGAACAAGTAGTAACAACAGTTACTGGTCTAAGTACAACTGGTAGTAGAGTACATGAAACCAGAATACACAATTTAAGTAGTGCTGATTTACCTGCATTAGTAGTATATACAAATGATGAAGCTATTGAATATGTTTCTATTGGTACAAGTGCAAGAACACAACAAAGAATACTATCAGTTACAATAGAAGCACACGTTAAAGGTAGTGCAAACATAGATGATATTATTGATACAATAAGTGAAGAAGTAGAAGAAGCTATGGCAGGTGATATTACAAGAGGTGGTCATGCTAGAGATACCGAATTAAAAACAATGGAAATAGAATTTGATACAGCTAGTCAAAAGGTTGGACTAGCACGTTTTAATTATGATATTACTTATCTTACAGTAGAAAATGCTGTACAAATAGGAGTGTGATATGATTAAAGGTAGAATAGAAGTTACCAATGCAAAGGGTGACAAAATGGAAATTTTTGCTTACGACAAAGAATACTATGCAAGTATAGGTTGGAATGTCAAAGGCGAGGATAAAACAAAAACAAACGTTAAAAATAAGGAGTAACAAATGGCAGTACATACAACAGCAGACGCAGTGCTTAAAGTTGGCACTACTAACGTAGCACAAGTAACTTCGGTAACTGTAGATACAGCGGCTGAAAGTATAGAAACTACTACACTAGGTCACAGTACAAGAGCTTACACAGCAGGAAGAAAATCTTGGAGTGGTTCAGCAGAAGTTAACTGGGATGAAACTGATACGGATGGTCAAATTGCTTTGATCGAAGGTTCAGCGGCTACATTAGCTTTCTATCCAGAAGGTTCAGCATCGGGTGCATATTACTATAG